GGGAAGACCAAGAGGCTCCGTCGGACCGTGCGGCTCGACACTTCGAAAATCTCAGCCGATCCCTTCCGGGATGACGTCAATGTCGACAGGTCGATGTCGGTTTACACCGTCTTTGACCTGCCCGAACTGGGATTTACGCCGGCAGATGCTTTGGCAGTCTACATAGGCTACCGAACCATGCTGGCGGCGTCTTCGGACCTCCTCATTACGAAGCTATTGGGTGGGGAGTCGTAGGTTTTCCTGTGTCTGAGTCTGATGACTTGGACCTTGGGATTCCTATTCTTCTCCATTCCTTCCAGCTTCTGCGAGGATGTCACCTGATAACGACCGCGATCGAGGATCCGAACAGCCTTCTGGCCGAAGGATCCGTCGAGTTGCGCGTCGTTCTCCAGGAGATTCCTCTCTTGGAAGACGCAGTTCTGATCATGATCCGCGTGTCACGTTCACTCGAAAGTTTCTAGTGTTCGTGGTCGCGGTGGTCAATGCTGCGTATCTGGTAAGTGAAATTCTCCTCTCCACGCTTCATGCGTGTCCTTGAGGAGAAAGCGTTAGACATGCACTGGAAGTTGCGGCCGACCCGAAAGTACAAGGTTTGTCACTTTGTGCTACGGGATTGGCCGTTCTTTATCAGTGTGTGAGCCATGACGTAGGCCAGGATAGCCACCTCTCGATAAAGGAGGGACTATGAAAAGCCTGCTGTCACTCTGGTCCTGTACGGCCAACGAATTGGCCGTACGATGTTGCACTAGCGCCACTCGCGACATAAACTATGTCGCGGGTCGGGTCGAACACGAGGGGCTACCGTTTTTAGCGGTGACCCTGGCGAGCTATGGAATAGTCATCCAAAAATGGCTAGACCAAGGCTTTGTCGTCCCATCGGACGCTCCGGGATTTAAATGTATCCCAGGGCGTCGTAAAGGTTTCCCGGCATTTCTGTCAGGTTTCCTTGGACGTGTGTTCGATCCTTGTAGTGGTGTGCTATTGTCTGAGCCCTGCATCGAGACAATCTATGCCTTGCGCCAGTTAACTCTTGGCGTGAGCAAGATTGCCCTTCCAGAGGATCCCTCTCGGGATTCTCGCCAGGTTGTGACACCTGGCCGTGAAAGGCAAGCGATGCTGGACTTCATTCAATGTGAGCAGGAAGTTAAGTTCCATGACTCGATCTTGGATCCCCTCTATCTTGAGGATTTCAGGCGAGTTTCTGGAGTGTTGTTCGGACCTTTGTTCGCTGAGATGGAATCCCTTCTGTCTTCAGCGCGACTCGTTCCGAGACACGGCCCAGGAGCTACTGCGGATCACCTCTCAGCAAATGAGAAGTGGCAGCAGCGAACCTGGACCACTAGGCTTGAGCGGGTTTTCCCCGCTCAAGACTACCTCGTGACGTCTCCGCGTTTCAACGTGGGACGTCTGCACTCTCCTTGTCACGGTGAGAGTGCTACGGCTAGCTGTTACAGCTTGCCTGATTCGAGTGTTAACTTCCTCGAACCCGGTGCCGAGGTGCCCGTTAGGGTCATCACGGTACCTAAAACGCTCAA